TGGAGTTATAAAGCGTCCCCGTGGGGGGGGCGCGCTCGGAATATCCGATGCTGACGTAAACGCCGTTTTGGACGGCGCGGTCGATTAGCTCGCGCATCTCGTCTCCGTCGGCGAGGATGGAGCTGTCGTAATATACCTTCCAGTCACGGCGCCCGGTCTCGTTCCGGCTGCCGACCGTGAAGCCGAAGGTCATGCCGTAGGGGTAGCCGGGGATGAAAAGCTCCGGAAACACGATGAGCTCCGCGCCGTTTGCCGCGCACTCGTCGATGAGCCCCAGCGCCTTCCGAACGCACTTTTCCTTGTCGAACATGACGGGCCGCGCCTGTACGACGGCGATCCTGCACTCGGTCTTGAGATCTCTCATTGCAATGCTCCTCTGTCGGATGTTGTTTAATTATGTCATGCTGCGGATATCATACCATGCCCGCGGCAGGATTTCCACCCCGTTTTCCCGGCAGTGCCATATATTGACGATGCCGGCGCCTGAGCGCTGTTTACTGAACAAAAACAAAAAACCTGCAGCTCAAATGAACTGCAGGTTTGTGGTGGACGATACAAGACTCGAACGTTATACGAAATCTGTAATACCAATCACATTTTGGTCTATGACATCATTTTTTGACATCAAAAGGCATTTTCGATTTTTTTGATCTCGTCCTCTTTGTGTTTCTTGCGCAGGCTGGTATATATTGCTCTGGTGGTGGCAATGTCGACGTGTCCCATCAGATCCTGTGTCGTCAGCTCGTCGACGCCGGCCTCGTACAGTACTGTCGCGTAGTTATGCCGGAGCTGATGCGGCGTCACAAGCGGACGCCATTCCGTGCGCGTGCACTCTTTCTTTCCACGGTGCCGGTTTTCATATGTTTTTTGCTCCGCCAGTCCGACCGCCTTACACCAGGCAAGCCAGCGGGAGTTTAACTGCCCACGAGTCAGGAGCCTGCCGTTATCGTTAAATACATAGTCTGACTTTTTCGCACCCTTTGGCTTTTTAATATACGGTTTAAGCTGCGGCAATATCGGTATCTCTCGGTATCCGGCTTTGGTTTTTGCTTCCTTAATGATTGGCGTACCGTGCAGATCTACAGCCCGACGAACGGATATAACGCCTTGCTTTTGATCGATATCATCCCAGCGGAGCGCCGCGACCTCCTCGGTGCGCATACCGGTATAAAACAACAGCGCGACGAAGTCGCCAAAGGGTGCGCTTAGTCCTGCCTTAATGGCTTTTACTATTTCAGCCTCTGGAGCCTCGCGGCGGCCTCTGGGCATCCCTCTCGGCACCTTAACAGACAGCACCGGGTTGCTGCCAATATACCCCTTTACAATCGCAAAGTCAAAAATCTGCTTATATATTGATTTCAGGGTCGCAGCGTGCTTATAGCTTAGCCCTTCCTGCTTCTCGCGTTTCAGCTCGCGGTCGATGTCTCCTGCTGTGATTTCCGTGATCAGCATTTTACCGCTTTGGGCGATCGCGCTCTCTATGGGGGCTTTATAGGTCTTTTGCGTTCCGCGCTCGAGCTTCTCCACGTGCTCGTGCTGCCATTCGTTTGCGACTTCTTCAAAAGTGGGCACGGAGGTAGACTTATTAACTGCCGCCTGCAGCTTGTGCCATAGCTTCTCCGGGTCACGGTCATAAACATAGTGCCGGCCGGTGTCATCCGTATAACTGCCCTGATACCGCCCGTCCTTGCGCAGCGTGAACATACTCGCGTAATTAATCTTTTTTGCCATGTTGTGTTCCCTCGTTGGCGGGTTATCCTATGTTTGAATGATATAATATATTATATTTTGTAGTATTCTACAATATTGCGTTGACAAGAAGATACAAAATAATTATAATTCTGTCATGGGCTACCAAACTCGGTAGGCGGCTGCCTCCCTACGGGGAGGATAAATCTTTCCTCCCTGATTAACTTCTCGGGAGGGTTGCATATGGTAACACACGAAGAGCTATATCTATTCGCCACTTTAATTGTGGCAATAGTCACGCTGCTTATGAACGCCAAAAAGCAATAAAAAGATGTACCGCCATCTCGGCCAAGATAGCGGTACATAAAAATCGTCTATTAAGGCAACCGTCTATTGGTAGCCCTCTTTTCATATTTGAGTTTAAACGATTTTTTTGTGAATGTCAACATCTTTATGATAATTTTTCTTGACATACATCTTTTACGCGCTAAACTGAGTAAACGTCTTCAATTATGACCGCTTCCGTCTCGCACACGGAGGCGGTCTTTTATTTCTGTTTTTTGGCCTGCTTATATATTTGCTTGAGCTCGGCGGTCTTCAGATCGTGCCCGTGGTATAGCTTTATCTGGCGGTGGATAACGCCCCAGCCCCAGTTATACACGTCGACGTATCTGACGATGGCGTCAGCGATCTGTATGTTGTATTCATCCATATTCAAGCCCTTTGTGTCCAATTTGGACACGTCACTCTATGTTACGGTTGGCACCGTAGAACACCTTACCGTTGTGTAGCGCCCTACGGTAATAACAGCCGACGGCAGCCATTTTGTCAGGGTTAGTGCAGATCTTCGCATCACTGCATTCCATGTAACGGCTGCAACAGGAAAAGTCTTTTTGCACTCCGTCAAGTATATATTGGCACGATAATTTGATGTCGTCTATGTGATCTGGGATATCCTTCAGAGAATCGATATAAATCTTTACGAAATCCTTATCGTTGTCAGTTCGGAATTTCCCATAGTTAGGCAGTTCTAAGTATGTCTTTTTCTTGCCACTGTAAACACGAACGACAACGTTGTCGAAAAAGGTTATGGAATATTTTTTGGCAGCGCCAGTGCTCTTGAGTTCCGTGAAGTTAACGTGCAGCCCAGAGAGTCCGTTTTCTTCGATTTGCTTATTGAGGGTGCTGGCCATTAGCCGTTCTGCGGTCTCTATATCTGTCAGCTCAAAAAGAGTTTCCTGATTCATCATTTTGCACTTTTCACTCCTGTCCATAACGGTCGTATCTGCTTCTATCACGCATGAACCTCCGATTTTACTAAAGCTAAAAATTGCTCTTCGTTCAGAAAGCAAACATGTCCTTTGCCCTCTTCGTTGAGCTGATAAGCTTTTTCTTCCTTCGTGCTGAGTCCATCGTCACCGACCAAGGATTTATCCTGAACGCCGACCACGAGATAATCAGTCTTGCTTGATACGCTCGACTTAACCAGCGCGCCGCAGTCTATAGCGAGCTGCGCTGCCTCCGATCTTTCTATGGACAAATCACCTGTAAAAACGATGCTTTTTCCAAACAGGGGATTGGTTTCGTCGATCTCCCCTGCGGGCGCGAGCGTGGACAAATTCAATTTGCTTCGGTAAAAGTTTTGCTTACTTGTGTTTTTCTTGCCGCCGTGACCAAAGATCTTCATTGGCTTGAGCTCTGCGAAGCTATACAAGTATATCCTATTCAATGCAAAGAATTCCCAAGCTGTAATACATTCTCTGCGCTTGAATGCTTCTATGCATATCTGAGCACATACAAACGCGTCATCCGCTGCATCGTGGTGGTGCGAAACATCTACCCCGAGGGCCGCGGCACAATTTACGAGCGACTTACTGCCGCATACAAAAGGCTCTGCTATGTACATGGAATCTGCATAAAAGAATTCCGGTATAGTGGCGTCAGTCGATTCTCTTAGCGCGGACATGTCAAAATGAGCGTTATGAGCGATCACAGGAACGTGTCGATTGAAGTAATGCACGATCTCCGGCATGAGCTCATTAAGTGTTTTTGCGTCCTTAACCATTTCGGGAGTTATGCCGTGGATCTCTATATTTTTTTCGTTGAATACAGCTCCGTTTGGGTTTATCAGCGTACTGAATTCTTCAACCACTTCCAGATCCTTTACTGCCACTATCCCCACGGAACACACGCTGCTCATCCTTGAATTCGCTGTTTCAAAATCGATAGTCACAAAATCAAACGAGCCCATTACTTCCCCCCTGTGTCCAATTCGGACACATTATTCTCTGTCCTTAGCTAATGCTTGCAGCAACAGACCGGTAACATATGCGTCCGCGAGCGCACGGTGGGCGCCAAGGTAGGTAATGCCATAATAGTCGCACAACGTCTTTAGCTTGTAATTCATGACATCGTAGTCCTTGCTGTAGTCAGTGATATACCCTTGCACATCTTTGTCCCACTTGTCTTTTGCGCGTTTTAAGGTCTTCTGCGCAATTTCCAGCGTGTCATAATACTTTTGCTTATTGGCGTGAACGTCAAAACCGCCGCGAACAATGAATTTCAAGTCAAAATCAAGGTTATGCCCAACGATATTATCTGCTCCAATGAATGATTGTAGCGAACGTACTATCTGACCAAAAAGCGGTTTGTCAGCCACCATCTCTTCGGTGATTCCGTTAATCCTCGATGCATCTTCTGACATCCCTTTCTTTGGCGCACAGAGTGCAACAAATTTTTCGATCGGCTTGAAATCCCTAAAGCGAACAGCGGCAATCTCGACAATCTCGTCTTTCGATGCACTTAGCCCTGTTGTTTCAGTGTCAATTGCAACAAAGTTGCCAAGTTTGTCTCTGGGAGTCTTTTTGGTGACAGGAGAAAATGCTACATCGTATGATTCGCTCACAGGATTCTTAGGTGCGGCCTTTTCATCAACCGTTATACTGGCAGTTGGCAGACTGTCAAGCACTTTCACAAAGATGTCCGCGCTTTCGCAAAACTGAACCAGCATCTTTCTTCGTGCTTTTGTCGTGTCTACCAGTTTTGAAAAAACGTAGTGTATATCTCCTAACTGATCTTTTTCGCCGCAAACGCTAAAGTCCTCAAAATCGGGTAGCTCCAATCTGCTATAGCCGATTTTTGCTCGGCCGATAAAGATACTGTTGAAAGCAGGAGTTAATGTCGTGCTGCTCTGGCAGGCGTCAAATTCGTCGCACTTGACGATGCAGGCTTTTGCTTCTTCGACATTCCCTGCGTCTATGTGCTTACGAAATTGCCCAATGCCGGAGTATGATTTGACGAGCTCATTGTAAGCTTTGCTGGCTGCCGCCTCCTGCAAGCTCTGGCATTCAGAGCACAAGCTGTCTTTTGAAAGCCTTAACAGGATACCTTTTTTGCCACAAGATAAACAAGTTGCCATATCTGTTTTCCCCTCTTGTGTCCAATTTGGACACTTTTTTATTTCTTTATTTTGCGCCGGAGTTCAACGACTACTCCAGCAATCGTTATCGGTAAAGCTCGTATTTCTTCCTGAGTAAATGTTCTGGGAGGATATGATTGGTTTCGCGGTATGAGGGTTAAACTTTGATCTTCGCCGTTGAGCTTCACTTGTTTTAGCGTTGCATCATATCCGTTGACGTAGACTATACAATCGTCTCCAGAGTTACAGACAGGCTGCTTCCTTACGATTATTATATCTCCCGGTAAGTAGTCAGGCCACATGCTATCACCTTTAACTTCGAGTGCGAAATACTCTTTGTCGCCAGATAAGAGCGATTGCGGTATTTCCTCGTAATCTATAATGTCCTCGATAGCCTCAAGCGGGACTCCGGCCGGAATAGTTCCCAGAACAGGAATCCTGACAGCTCGTTCTTCAGTATTCTCAGATATGCCCATCAGGTAGTCGGCAGATACGCCGAACAATTTTGATAGCTTTGCTATCGACTCGTGATCAATTTTGACTTTGCCGTTCTCCCAGTACGAATATGCGTTTTGCGTTATACCGATGTTTGCTGCTACCTCGGCCTGTGTTAAACCGACTGCTTTTCGAGCCGACTTCAGGTTGTTCATTGGCCTCACCTCAAGGAAAGAATATCAATTAGGACGATATTTTGCAAGAACACACGATTTATTTTGATTTTTTATTGATAAAATCCTTGACAATGATATTCTGCTATGCTATTTTATCAGTGTGATTGATAAATTTTATATTCAAGGAGGTGAGAGATGTGCTGTATTTGTATGCAGCACTCGCTTGTGCCGTGTTACAAGCTGTGTTTGCTGTCCTGTGCTGGTTATCATACAGGCGAGACTGGGAGTCGGGATCAAGCGCATTTGCGATGATAACGCTTACTTTGAACATACCGACTTGGACTTTCTATGTTTTGTATTTTGTATATCGCGCTGCATAGAAGCGAGGGCACTGCTACGTGCTATGGCAACTGCCAATGCGAAGAATTTGATGTGCGCATTGGAATGTACATTGAAAAAGGCTATTGCTCTTGCGCTGGAAAGTGCTGCATGGAATGTATCTCTTTAGCGATCTGTGAAAACTCTTGCACAAAATGCGAAGAACGCAAAGCTGTGGTGGCGGCTGATCGTAATAGCCAAATAGAAAAGCAGCGCGAAAACAACGAGAGACTCGCTGCGGAACGCAAAGAAGTAAAGACGGCGCTTGATCAGCGTGCATCGAAACTTTGGCAGCGCCTCGGCGCGGCACGCGAGGCTGTAGGTATGACCGCCGAAGCCTTATATAATGATATTTTAAATTTTGGCGCCGATGATGACGAACTCGAAGATTTTTGCGGGTATGAAAGGGGCAAGATTGATAGTGACTGGTTTGAAAAACCGTTTTGCGATGATGTTGACTCACTACGCTTGACAGCAGCAGCGCTGCACTGCACGACAGACTACCTCCTCGGCATCTCGGACAAACCAACGCCTGCCGCCGAAGCTGTACCGACATGGCGCACCGGCGTCCCCGAGACTTCCGGCCTGTATGCGGCGAAATTTGATTGCTCCGGCCACGTCATGAAAAAACTCGCTTATTATGATAAATGCCTTAAAAAGTTTTATTTTGATAAGTCGCACAGGCGCAGCATTGAAGCTGCCTGCGTCGGCTGGTATCCGGTACCGCAAGATAAGGAGGACGAATAATGAATACTGCAAAAGCGATTTTAATATGCAAGGATCTCGGGAACGGTATGTACTCCGATCAGGACAAAGCGCGTGCGATCCATCAAGTCTTGTTTGGCAGACTTCCGGTTGCCGCCATCGATGCCGATTTTGTGCTCGGCATCGCAAAATGGCTCTTTAATCGCGTGTATATTTTTGATATTTAATGGGGGCAACCATGGACAATAAGTGGATAAGTGCAAATCACAGACTGCCGGAGTCCGGCGAACGTGTGCTTTGTATGTGCAGAGCAGGGATTTACGAAGTTTTGAAATGGAGTTATCTAAATTGGGCATGGTACAAAGACAGAAGTCACTGTTACATGAAAGACTTCGTCACCCACTGGATGCCGCTGCCTGAGCCGCCTGAGGAGGATATGGAATGATTAAGTGTGACCCGAGGGCAAAAGCAATATGCCCGGTTAAGAATCTATGCTGTGGAGATGAAACAGCATATTTCATGGAAGGCAGCGAGTGCGACAAGTTCAACAAAAAAATACTCGCACCGCCTCTAACCAACGCCGACCGCATAAGGGCGATGAGCGACGAAGAACTGGCGGATTTCTTGGACAGATGGGCAATGGGCGATATTGACTATGCAAAGACATTTTGTGATTTATGCAACGGCCAATTTGAGTGCGACCAGTGCCGTCTTGATTGGCTCCAGAAGCCATCGAAGGATGTAGATAATGGCTAATTTTAATCAGGTATTCCAAAATGAGCCGATTTGCAAGCACGCCACAGCGTACTGTGAGTACGATGGCGATGTAGAAGTAGTTTGCGGTAAGTGTCAGCACGGAAAATTATTTTGCTACAAGTGCAGCGATTATGAACCAAAGGAACAGGAGGGCTGACATATGAAAATTAATATCGAAATAGGCGATGACGGAACCTGTTCCTGCACGATAAACGGTATCAGATATATGCGCCTGACAATGGATCAGGCGCTGGAGCTTATCCGCGAGGCGGAGAGCAAAGCAAATAAATCGAGTTAAGACGGATGCCTTGAGGGCTGCGGTCGTTTTAAACGGAGGCAGCCCTTATGGCAAAAACAAAGTGGAAAAAAATAATCGTCGCCGGTCCTTTGGTGATCGAAACAATATACCCGGCGATCCCGAGCCGAGACCCGGATAAGGCACGGGCAGCAAAACGAAAGCTGTCCTCGGCAGCACAGCAGAGAATGAATATGATTTACAGCTTTCAAAAGCTCGAGCTTGTGCTCGCCGCCAATTTCGTAAAGGGCGATCTTGTGTGCACGCTGACGTATGATGATCTGCATCTGCCTGCTAATCGCAAAGCTGCGGAAGCAAAGCTTAAGTACTTCAGGGCCAAGCTGTCCGCGGAACGCAGAAAAAACGGCCAGGATCTTGTGATGGTCTGGAATACTGAACAAAAGCACGGCGTAGGCCGGTATCACCATCATGTGGTCATCAATTCCACGGGCGATGACTATGAAATTATCCTCAAGCTTTGGGGGCAGGGCGAGGTCGAGATAAAGCCATTGCGCGTTGACAGCGAAAAGAACTATGGATCGCTGGCGGCGTATATGTGCAAGGAACGGCCGGAAAAGGTTGGCCAGCGCTGCTGGAGCTATACCCGCAATGCCAAAAAGCCCGAGATGGAGACCTTCAGGGTGGAAGATGATACACAGCTTCAGCCGCCTAAAGGTTCCGTGGTTATTAAGGAAGCATCTGAAAAGACCATGTACGGATCATACAAGTGGCTTAAATATCTTGTGCCGCAGTCGTATAAACGCCGCTCACGGCGGCGCCGGAAGCGCAAGTAATCACTTTTTTATATATTTTTTCTGACTTGAAATATGTATTATTAAAAGGAGAAAGGAGCATAAAAGTATTGAAAATCCAAGCAGTCTATGGTAAAATGTTAGCTGTAAAGGATGGGTATTTGATCTGTCCTAACTGCCGCAGGAACAAGCGGCTTATGAAAATCGATCCCGATACAGAAGCGGTCAACCTGATCGCGTACTGCCGGGACTGCAAAACCGAAAACCACGTGGATATCCACCAGGGCCAGTGCTTTGAGAGCCGGAGCCGGTAATGACACTTGATGTGTGTTGTTGCTGGCTCCGGCTCTTTTTACGTCCGGAGGTGAACTGATGGCCTTTGACTACAGCCAAAAAAACAAACGTTGGCGCCGCCTGCGTGAACGCGCCCTGCGCCGTGACGGTTACCGCTGCCAGGAGGCAAAGCGCTACGGCAAAGCGGATCCAGCAGAGGTAGTACACCACATCTGGCCTGCGGAGGACTATCCGGAGTACGCCTATTGCTTGTGGAACCTGGTCAGCCTGACTGCGGAAAATCATGACCGGATGCATGATCGATTGACACGAAAGCTCACAGCGCTCGGAACCTACTGGAAAAACAGGACCCCCCCACCTCCCGAGTGACGTGATAGGGGAGCTTGCAGCTGGGCGGGGAAGTCTCGGCACACGCAGCGGAAAATTTTCGGGGGAGAATTTTTGGGGCCGAAACCCGAAAAACAGAAAAAAGCTATTGAGATGCGCCCGTGCGGCCGGGCGCGGGCCTGAAACGCGGAGGTGAATGCGGACGCATGGCCAGCAAAGAAAAAGTTTACGCCGATCAGCTCAGAACTCTTGGCGTTTATGATCCCGCCTTTGACGGCGCTATACATACGCTCTGCATCCTGGAGCGGGAGCTCTCCCGCACGATGAAAGCGTGGAAAGCAACGGCAGCCGATAAAAACACGGCTCCGTCCGTGACGGATCCGTTGTATTCTGCAATTCTGCAGCAGCGCCGGGAAATCCTGACTTATCGTGACGCCCTCGGCCTGACGCCGAAGGGCCTGCAGCGTTTGAAGGGAAAGAAAAGCGACGATGCGGCCGCCAAAAGCAAAAACGACATCGGCAGCAAGCTTGATGCTATTTGCGCGAAGGTGAACGCCTATGACAAGTGACGCGCCCCATCTGAAGCTTGCGCTGGATTATGCAAAGTCCGTTATCAACGATCCTGGGCTGCACGAGCTGACGCAGCTCGGCTGCCGGCGCTTCCTCGACGATCTTGACTCCGGGCGTTGGGACTTCCGCCCGGCGCTGGCCGAGTTCTGCATTGAACTTATGCACGGGATTTTCTCGTTCTCTCAGGGCGAGCGCATGGACGGAACTCCCTTGCGCGGCGTGCCCTTCGAACTGATGCCCTGGCACATCTTCTGCACCTACAACATTTGCGGCTTTTACTGGCCGGGAACAGAACTGAGGAGATACACCGAAGCGGACATATTCGCCCCGCGGAAGACCGTCAAGACGATATGGGCAGAAGCGCTGCAGACCTGCCTTGCACTCTGGTACCGGCGATCAGGCTCCAAGGCAAAGACGGTCGCCGGTTCCCTGAAGCAGGGCATGGAGGGCTTCGACTGGCTGGTCTATAACTTCAAGCAGCTCGGTCTGGTCGAGGACGGTAATCCTGAAGGCAAGCTTCGACTGCTGGACAGTTCTCTCGGCCATAGCATCGAGGGCGAGATCTGGGACGGCTATATCGACCTTGAGACGCTGGCTTTTAAGCCGGAGCTGTTCGACGCATTCAACGCGAACCTTGTGCATCTGGATGAGCTTGAGCTATACAAGGACGCCCGACCGTATACGCGACTTAAGGACGGTATGAAAGCGTATTCCAACAAGCTGATCCTCTGCACCTTCACGGCCGGCGACGACGGTACCGGCTTTGCCGCCCAGCATCATGACTACATGGAGAAGATCCTCCGCGGCATAGTCACCGGACCGGATGCCGACCGCACGTTTTGCTTTATGGCGGAGGCTGACCGCCTCCCGGACGGAACGGTGGATTATACAAACCCTGATATCCACCGCATGGCCAATCCGGCATACGGCGTAACCATCCGTCCGGACGATATGCTTGCGGCGAGTCTTAAGGCTAAGGAAAATCCCGCCCTGCGGAAAGAATTCCTTACCCGCAGCCTTAACCTTTTCGTCAGCAGCTACAAGGCATGGTTTGACATTGAGGAGTTCCGCAGATCCGACGCACGCTATAACTGGCAGCTGCCGGAGCTGGCCCGCCTGGTCAAAAGCTGGTTTGGCGGCGCGGATCTGTCCAAGTTGCACGATCTGACCGCCGCGGTCATTGCCGGCGAAATCCCGGCCGCGAAGGCTGCGTGTCCAAATTGGACACCGCCCGAGGACGTGCTTGTCCTGGTACCGCACTGTTGGTTTCCAGTGACGGCAGCCGCCGAGAAAGCCAACCAGGATAACATCCCGCTTTTCGGCTGGCAGGAGGACGGCTGGCTTGATATGCCGAACGAGCCGTCGATGGATCCGACCGAGCCGGTCAAACAGTTCAAGCGCTGGCGGGAAGCTGGCTTTAACATCAAGAAGGTCGGACACGACCGCAAGTTTGCCAGAAAGTACTACACGGCGATGAAGGCCGCCGGCTTTTCCGTAGTGGATCAGCCGCAGCTTTATCTGCAAAAGTCCGAGGGGTTCCGGTACATCGAGCATAAAGCAAAAATCGGCTGTCTGTACTACCTGCACGCCGAGCCGTTTGAATACTGCGTGAGCAATGTCAGAGCACAGGAAAAAGTTGACGATGCGGTGCAGTATGACAAGCTTTCGCCGACAAGCCGCATCGACGTGTTCGACGCGTCAGTATTCGCGACCGTCCGGCTGCTGATAGACGCAGATAAAATGTCGGCTGCCGATCGCTGGTTCGGAAAAACACAGAAGGAGGGTTGATATGCCCCTTTTAAGGAAAAAACAACAGCGCAGCGCAAATTCTCCTCTCGGCGTGTGGATCCTCGGCGGCGGCTCGGAACTGCCGGCCGGGGATCACCGCCTGCTTGACTCCCCGGAGATCGCCGCCTGTATCAATCGCATAGCCGCGATAATCAGCGGCGCGACGATCTACCTGATGGAAAACACCGACAAGGGCGATATCCGCGTGCATGATGAGCTGGCGCGTTTTGTTGACATTGAGCCTTGGCCAAACATGGCGACGCGCCAAAGCTGGATGAACTGGATCGTGACCACGCTCCTTGGCGATGGCGACGGCGAGGCGTTTGTGCTGCCGCGCACCAGTGGAGGACGATTCACAGCGCTTGAGCCGATGCCGGGAGCGGTGTCAATAGATAATCCAACTGGCGGTTACATTGTACAGTGGCGTGGACATACATACGCACCGGATGAGATCCTGCACTTTAGACTGTATGCAGCTCCGGAGCGGCCGTGGAAGGGCAGAGGTGTCCGCGTCCAGGCCAATCAGCTCGCGGCAAGCCTGAGTACCACGTCACAGCTCAAAGATATGCTTAACTCGCCGGACTATAAGCCTCCGCTTATAGTCGCCGTCAATTCCGATAACGCATTTTCCGATGAAGCGGAGCGGGAAAACTTTCGCAAAAGCTATCTTTCCGACAGCAAGGACGGCAAGCCGTGGATCCTGCCAGCAGACCTCGTAAAGATAGAGCAGCTTAAACCGATGTCTCTGACGGACCTTGCAATTAAGGATACCGTTGAGCTTGATAAAAAAACTGCGGCGGCCATATTCGGTGTACCTGGCTTCACACTTGGCATAGGCAGCTTCAGCGAAGCTGAGCATAACCACTCTGTCAGAACGGTGTATATCCCGATATGCCAGGGCATCGAGCAGGAAATGACGCTGAAACTGCTGGCATCGCCGAAACGATATTTTAAGATTTCCCGCCGCCGGCTGTATGCGTACGACCTCAAAAATCTTATCGGTATGGATCTTGCCATGGCTGATCGCGGATATCTCAACGGCGACGAGGTCCGCGCAGATATGGATCTTGACCCCGTCGGTCTGACGGAGCGCACGCGCCTTGAAAACTTTATTCCGACCGATATGGCCGGAAATCAGAAAAAGCTGATACAGGAGGATGAAACATGACTGTCCCCAAAAATGATATCCCCATCACCCGCGCCCGCCGGACGGAATTCACGACCCGCGCCGAGGGCGAGGAGATGATCATAGAGGGCTATTTCGTTGTATTTGAACAGCCCTACTACATAGACGATTACTGCGAGGAGATCATTGCCCGCGGCGCATTTGACAGCGCCGATATGAGCGACGTTCGCGCACTTATCGACCACCTGCCCCATCTTGTGATCGGGCGTTCAACAGTAAACACATTGTCTTTCAGCATAGATGATACGGGACTTTTCGCAACGGTAAAGATCAATGCCCGCGATGCCGACGCCGTGAGCCTCTACGCCCGCACCCAGCGGGGCGACGTCGACCAGGCGAGCTTTGGCTTTGAGGAGGAAGAGGTAACGTATACCGACCTGCCGGATGGACGCATCCGCAGGACGATAAACAAGATCTCTAAGCTTTGGGAAGTCAGTGTGTGTACCTTCCCCGCATATGAGCAGACCTTTGTCAGTGCGCGGTCAAAGGTATCGGCAAATGTCAAAGACCAGCGCCTGAGGGCGCAGAAAGAAAAACTGAAAAGGAGATTTAAACACCATGCTTAAAATTGTTATGCTTCAGAAGAAGCGCACCGCACTGCAGGCCCAGCTTAAGCAGCTGCGCAGCAAGCGCAAGCAGCTCCGCGCAGATGAGACCGCCCTGCAGAAACAGGTCGACGCGCTCGAGGAGATCACCCCCGAGCTCGAACAGCAGATCGAGGATCTGACCACCCAGCAGACCGAGACTGACGACCAGATCGCCGACATCCAGGATCAGATCGACGATCTTACCGAGCAGATAGACCAGCTTGAGGAGCAGCCTCCTGCCGATCCTATCGACGATGGCGGAAATGGCACCCGTGGCCGTCCCGCGCCGGCGCAGCGTGCGGTTTCCCGTAACTTTAACTGCCGCAGCCGCTGTTTCGGCTCCCGCGTAGAGCGTGACGCCTTTTACGCGCAGACCCAGGTCAAGGATTTCCTCCAGCGCGTCAGAAGCATCCGCAGCAGCGGAAAGCGCAGCGTTTCCGGCGCTGAACTGACTATCCCCACCGTTGTGCTGGAGATGATCCGCGACAATCTCAGCGAGTACTCCAAGCTGATAACCAAGGTTCGTCTGCGCACGGTAAGTGGGCGTTCCCGCCAGAACATCATGGGCGATATCCCCGAGGGCGTCTGGATGGAGATGAAGGGTGCGCTGAACAACATCGAGTTTGCTCTGACAGAGCTTGAGATGGACGGCTACAAGGTCGGCGGAGTAATCCCCATCGACAATTATCTCCTCGAGGATTCCGATATCAATCTCGGCGAGGAGATCCTGTATATGCTCGGTCAGGCGATCGGCTATGCGCTGGATAAGGCAATCGTGTACGGCAAGGGCAAGTCCAGCAAAATGCCTGTCGGCTTTGTTACCCGTCTTGCCCAGACTGTGCAGCCCGATGACTGGGGCGAGAATCAGGGACCGTGGACGGACCTGCACAGCACCAACGTGCTTGAGCTTAACCTTACGTCCTCAGTCGGCATAAACTTTTTCACTCCGCTGCTGCAGGCCCTTGCCAAGGCTAAGCCCAAAAAGACGCGCGGCCCCCGCGTCTGGCTGATGAACGAGCAGACCAAGACTGATATCAATATTCGCGCCATGGAATTTAACTCCGCCGCAGCTCTCGTTGCCGGCATGGATAATACCATGCCGATCATCGGCGGCGAGATCATCACTCTGGAGTTTATCCCTGATAACGAGATCGTCGGCGGCTATCTGGATATGTACTGCCTGGTCGAGCGCGAAGGCGGCGGCTTTGCGGCAAGCGATCTGCCGCTGTTTATCCAGGATAAGACCGTGTACAAGGGCACTGCACGCTATGACGGCCAGCCGGCCATGGGCGAGCCTTTTGTCGCGGTGTCCTATGACAACACCGACGTAACCACCGCTATGGAGTTCGCGGTCGACTACGCCAACAGCGACCTCAACGCACTGATCGTAACGAGTGCGGCAGGCTCGGCCAATAATACCACGGTGCTGACTGTCGCCGGCGCAGTCTCGTCCGCAAATACCCTTAAGGCAATTGCGTCCGGCACCCCTGTCTCTGTCGTACCCGGCATGGAAGTCGATAATAGCTGGAAGACTGTCACCTCCGGCAGCGGCAACTTCCCGGCAGCCAACGGTGTGGGCGTGACCGTCGTTGAGCTCGACGCTGACAACAAGGTCATTTCCGTCGGCTACCTCGCAGCCGCTACCAGTAAGACCTCCTGATCTCCCGGGCCCCGGCGGGGACAACAGG